TATCTTGGGAGTGCTGGCTTTTCAACTTTGCCTGATGCCGCTGTTGTTATGATGCAGAATGAATTAAAGCCGTTGTTTAGACAGATTATTCGTGTTCTCGATAATGAGAAAGTACGCATGAATGCTATGGAGGCGAGACAGGCTGGAGAAATGCTGGAGATTTTAAAAGGTGATGTCCATCTTAGGCTTATGGAAGATATGCTTAACAACCCATTTCAAAATACTTTTGTATCAAAAGCAAAGAATGCATACTTCCAGCTAAACCTTCTTGGTCCAATGACTAGAACATTTAAGATGATGTCATCTATGGCGCACTCTCATACTATCATAGAGTATTCTATTAAGATGGCTCAAAACAAAACTACTAAGAGACAAGCTGAATGGTTGCTTCGTCTCGGAATAGATAAGCGTGATGCAAGTAAGATTGCTAAAATGTGGGATGATAAAATTATAGAAAATACAGAAGGATTTTATTTAGCAAATACTAAAAAGTGGACAGATCAAGAAGCTGTAGATATCTTTCAAAGGACATTAAATGCTGGTGTAAAGAATACAGTATTGATGGGATCGCCAGCAGACAAGCCAATAAATGTAGATGGTGTATTTTATTTACCTATGCGTGTTGCTCGTATGGCTGGGATGAAAGAAGACCCACGATTTAGAGGATATGCAAGAGTTGAAAACGCTCTACTAGGTTTGCCTTTCCAATTTTATTCTTATTCTTTTGCGGCACTTAATAAGATAACCACACTCTATACCCAAGATCAGGTTACGAATAGACTTGTTGGCATTGGTATGGCAATGGGTCTTGCTTATATAGGAATGCAATTAAAGTATAGGAATAATCCTTTTGTTTTGGATGAGATGTCTCTTGAGGATAAAATGGCTCGATCTTTTGATATGTCTGGTTTGGCGGCACTTTATTCCGACATGTATTATACAAGTATACAAACGTCATTGGCGTTGGGTGGACCTGATCTGACAATGGGATTAATTAGTCCAAAGTTTCCACAAGAAAAAAATTATGTAGATGCTGTAACAGCGCCGTTAGGAGCTGGTGTTTCTATTACAACTGACCTTGCTCGCGCGGCATATACATTTTCTCGAGGAGACTATGGAGAAGGAGCAAAAGAATTTATTAGCAATTTACCTGGAGCTAGGTTATGGTTTATGAAAGATTTGGTAAACGACATGAGTCGAGGTATTGCTGGAAGATTGGGGTAAAGCATGACAATATCAGTTTCAAATAACACACCTAGAGTATCGTATGCTGTATCTGAGGGTGCAACGCAGACATCGTTCACAGTAAACTTTGAGTTCTTTGCGGATGCAGACTTAAAAGTTTTTGTAGATAATACGCTTAAAACAATAACCACTCACTACACCGTATCAGGGGGTAATGGCTCAACTGGTACAGTAACAATGAGTGTAACTGGAGCAAGTGGTGGTTCGACTGTTGTGATTATAAGAGCGATAGCACTTGAGAGAACAACTGACTTTCCTACTTCTGGTGCTTTTAATATTTCTTCTCTGAATACAGAACTGGATAGAATTATAGCAATTCATGCTGATGTGGATGATACTGCTGACAGAGGATTGAGATTACAGGAATCTGATACGGCTGTATCTACACAGTTGCCTCTTCAAGATGCACGAAAAGGTACAGTTCTTGCGTTCAATGCTACGACTGGTGTTCCAGAAGCTGGACCAACTATTACTGCTGTTCAAAGTGTAGCTAATGTAGCAACATCTATAAACTTATTAGGAACTTCAGCTGTAGTAGAAGATATGGGATTGCTTGCAACAACAGCAGTTATAGAAGACATGGGGTTACTTGGTACGAGTTCTAATATAAGCGCAATGGCTTTACTTGGAACAAGTACAGTAATAGCTGACATGGCATTGCTGGGTACATCTGCTGTTATAGAGGACATGGGTTTTCTTGGCACATCATCTAATGTAACAGCAATGGCAAACTTAGGAACATCTACTGTTGTCGGTCACATGGCGGCACTCAACGCATCAGGTGTTATATCAAACATATCAAGTGTGGCTACTGATATTACAAATGTAAATACAGTTGCTTCAAATCTTTCAGGTATTAATGATTTTGCCGCTCGATATAGAGTAGCATCATCAGAGCCTACATCATCTTTAGATGAAGGTGATTTATACTATGATACAACAGCTAATCAGTTAAAAGTTTATAGGTCTAGTGGATGGATTGCGGCAAGTGCATTTGGTAATTTATCGTCAGACAGCTCTCCAGAGCTTGGTGGTAACCTAGATGTAGTTACGCATAGTATTGTATCGGCAAGTAATAGAAATATATCTTTAACACCAAATGGTACTGGAGTTGTGCAGATTGACGGAACAACTGGAGTAGATATATCTCAAGGTGCTATATCTATTAAGAATGGCGGTGCTCAATCATACGTTCGTTTTTATTGTGAAAGCTCTAATGCACATTATGCACAGCTTACTGCACCAGCACACGCAGATTTTTCAGGTAATATATCAGTAGTTTTGCCAGCAACTGCTGGTACATTAGCTCTTACTTCTCAAATACCAACATCAGGAATATCAAATGGCAATGTTGCTACATTTACATCTGGTGTAGCTGATGATGATTTCTTGAGAGTAAGTGGTACTTCTATCGAGGGTAGAAGTGCGTCAGAATTATTAAGTGATATTGGTGCAACTACCGAAGCAACTGCTGAAGCGAATAGTGTTGCATTGGCTATAGCTTTGGGATAAAGGAGAAATAATATGGCAAATACATTTAAGGTAGTTAGTCACGATGTCATGCCAGCATCTGCTGGTACGCCAGAGGACTTGTATACTACACCTGGAAGTACAACGACTGTGGTTATTGGTTTGATGCTAGCCAATGTTCATACTGCACAAGTAACAGCATCAGTAAAATTAGTATCAACAACATCTGGTGGTGGTCGAACAGCAACCAACACAACAACATTTTTAGCAAAAGATGTTCCTATTGCTGTAGGGCAAAGCAGAAATATGTTAGCTGGTGGTAAGGTTGTTTTAGAAACTGGTGACCAGATAGAGATAGATTGTAGTGTCGCTAATAAGGTGAGTGTTACCATGTCGATAATGGAGATAACCTAATGTCAGAGTATAGCATAGGAAAACAAGGTGATGGCACTAGCTATGAGCCAGTTATTCGCCAAGTAGAAAACACAATAAATAATTCATTCACAATAGACGCAACGAATAATGCTGTTGTTGCTGGTCCAATAACGATTGGCAGTTCTGCAACAGTAACTGTGTCAGGGATATTGGTGGTAGTATGAGCAAAATAGAAGTAGATGAAATAGCAAATCAAACTAGTTCAGGTGACTTAACGCTTGATGTAGAAGGCAACATTATTCTTGATGCTGATAGTACAGACATTATTCTAAAAGATGGTGGCACAACTTATGGTCAATTTTTTAAAGATGGTAATGATTTTAAAATTGTTTCAGGTATTCAAGATGGTGACATAGTTTTTAGAGGGAATGATGGTGGCTCTGGTATTGATGCCATGCGTATTGATATGTCATCAGGCGGTAGAGTAGGCATCAATCATGGTGGCACTTCTGGCTCACCAAGTTATCCTTTTCATGTTCGAACAAATAATGTGTCTTCTTTTATAGCGGCTTTTTGGAATGATGGTAACGATTCTAATAGAATTGGTGTAATTATACAATGTGGTTCTGATGATGGGTCTGGGACAAACGATTCTCTTGTTTTTTCGGATGGTAATGGAGATGAAGTAGGAAAGGTAACTTTTAATGGTGGCACAGTTAGTTATAATGCTTTTAGTGCTAGTCACTATTGTATCCTGCCAGATGTAGATAATGACGCAGATAGTCAAGCGATGGCATATCCCTATGGAACATTGTTAGAAGTAACTTCTATTGCCTACACACAAAAGAATGGTGCTGATTCAGAACGTGGCATTTTATATAATGTGCAAAAAACACAAAGTGCGAACAGCAAAAAAGTTTTAGGTGTTTATGGTGGCTCAATGAATGGTGGATGGCAAAATCATACTAATATGCATTTAGTTTATGTTTTAGGAGATGGTCATATACTTTGTAATAATTCAGGTGGAAACATCTCTGTAGGAGATGGCATTTGTTCGTCAAGCACAGAAGGTATTGGACAAAAAGCTACAGCAAATCCATCGATGATTATTGGAATAGCACAAAAAGATGTCACGTTTAGTGGAAGCGAGACTAAATTAGTTCCTGTTCAGTACGGATTGCAACAATTTATACCTTGGGAATAATAACAGTATTGGAGAGCAAGTAATGACCTCAACATTAAAAGCAGACAAAATCGAAGGAGTGACCGCAAGCGGTACGGTGCAGATGCCAGCTGGTATGGTGATACAGACAGTAAGTTTAGCGTCAACAACAATTACAAGAATACAAACAGCAAGCTCTAGCTATGTAGCTACAGGACTGAGTAATTCAATTACACCAAAATTTGCAACGAGTAAGCTTAACGTAAGGGCTTTTATTACTGGTAATACCAATCAAAATAATGGTAACATTGAGGGTTTCCGCATGACATTTTTTAGAGATATTGGAGGAGCTGGTTTTTCTGATGTTAGGTCAACTTCGGGTGGGTTTGGTATAGGTTCTCTTTATAATACTTATTCAAGAACTCACGCACCAATGTTGCTTGAAATCATGGACGCTCCTAATACAACGAGTGCGGTAACATACAAAGTATATGTAAAAACAATGGGTTCAGCAGCAGATGTTGAATTACCACCTACCACAGAAGAACACGTTGAGCTTATAATTCAGGAGATTGCCCAATGAGTACACTCAAAGTCGATACAATACAGGGTAAGACAACGGCTGGAACTGTGGCTATGCCAGCTGGGTCTGTAGTTCAAGTTCAAACTGTTACAAGTAGTGCACAAACTACAGTTAGTGGTGTAGGTTTTTCAGATTTTATTAGCGTAGCAATAACTCCAAAGTTTTCATCTAGTAAAATTCATGTTTCTTGCAGTATAAATTTATCTGCTCAAAACACAACTGGAGGGTCTACAGATCAAGGTATTAGATATTCTGGAGTAAAACTATTTAGAGATAGCACTCAAATAGCAGTAAATTCTAACACCTCTGGAAACAGAACAGCAGTTTGGTTTAGTGCCAATACTATAGGACAAACAAGTAATGAAGCGTACAGAATGGCAAATAGCAGTGGTCAATTCCTTGATAGTCCAAGTACAACAAGTGCAATAACATATAAAATTCAAATAGGACAATCAGATCAATCATCTTCCTTTGTTGTAACAAATACTTCGCCCGTAGATGATAATAGCACTTATACCCATCATGGGGTATCCACACTTACTGTAATGGAGATAAAACAATGACAACAATAGCAAACGCCTTAAATAGTTTAGGAGTAAAAGAGTGGGTTCTTAGAGGAACACCTACAAATGAAGAAGAGTTTAACCAAATGTTTCGAAAAGTTACAGGAGCAGACAGTAATGGTTCAGCTATCGAGAGCGATAAACCTTCAGACTTTGGTACTACATGGAAAGCTGTATCTGACAAAAAGACAGAGCTAGTTAATGCAGAGCCTATGCGATTGCTTAGAGTTGAAAGAGATAGATTGCTTGCCGAAACAGATTGGATGGCAAACTCTGATGTAACTCTTGCCGATAACTGGAAGATCTATAGACAACAGCTTAGAGATTTACCAGCTGGTGCATCACCAAAGCTATCAGCCGATGGGTCGCTAGATATGTCTTCTGTTACATTTCCTACTAAGCCTAGCTAATGACTAAAGTGTCGGAACGCATAACGAAACTAGAAACTGAAAATCATATTCAGTTTAAAGAAATCTTTTACAGATTAAAAAGATTAGAGGTGGTATTAATCGGTGGCATGGGTGCTGTTATTACCATGCTCATCGGAGTTCTATCACAAGTTAGCTAAATGCTCGACCCTCTCTCAATAACTGCCGCAATCGCTACTGCGAACACAGC